TTACGTAGTAGTTTTAACGCAGCGTCGTCCGCATCTTTAGGAACAACCCCGTACTGCTTAATATATTCTTCTACTTGGTCAGAAACGTCCGCCTCTAGCTTTTTAATTTGCTTCCGTGTTTCCTCTAGACGACTCGTAATACCGTCAAAACGAGGGCTATAGTCCCGCTTTCCTGTTGTACCTACACGAATAGAACCCGCTACATCAGCCATTAAACTGGTGTCGTACATCGCAGCGAGTTCCGGTGCGTTGTTTTCCTTGAACAAATTCATTACTTGAGTGGATTCAGTAAACGTACCATCTGCGAGTTTTTTCTCGGCTTCTTCTAACAGCCGATCATACTGACGTAGCTTATAAACCGCAGCCGCATCAGCTATAACTTCAGTACCCGTAGCAGCTTTTGCCGCTGCTTTTGTAGCTAACTTACCACCTTTACCCACAAACCCTACAGGTAGGGTCGCTAGGGTAATTACATCCGGCTCAAAAAACATCGCACCAATACCAAGTGTACTCGCCAATGTAGACGTTAACTTCTCGACTCTCGTGCCTTCCGTACCGGTTAGCTCAACAGCTTTTTCGCCCACTTTACCAATGTTCTGCCCCCAATCAAACTGAAGCATATTGCGGAGGTGATCGCTACTACCGTACATCATGTCAGGATCATCACTCAACATCCATGACCCCAGCACCCTTAAGGGGCCGATGTTCATAATCTGCTGAAATGTACCCGGATTGATGTCTTCAACCTGCTCTGCGTATGTCAGGGTACCCATGTTAAACTGGCGCATAGACGGCGGGTACCAGATAGCGGCCCACGGACCCCGTTGACGTAAGAAAGCATCATAGGTTTCTTCAGACATTACCCCAAGGTTTTTTAGCCCTGAAGCGATGTTCACTGGAATACTTGTATACGCAAGTGGATCTTCGCCTTTACGCACAGCACGCACAAGTTTATCCGGGTCATCAATAAAGATCGTGCCCGGACGTGACTGTTGTTGGATACGTTTAACCTTTGCGACAGCTTTCTCGTCAGCTTCTGCGTTTACTTTTTCACGCATCTCGTCGGTAAGTTGTTTTGAAGCCGCCCATTCAGCAAAACTAGGGAAACCGGCTTCGTGTGCCGCCATGTCTTTAAAACCAATGCGAAAATCACGGCGGTGGTTCTGTAAGTTAATCGCATTCTTGCCCTTGCCACTAACGTCCATCAAGTGAATAAACATTTGACTAGGCCGGAACTTGCGCCCCTCAAACTTACTATCGCTAGAAATAGTTAAGTCCCGCGCCTTTTTTAGTTGTTCCGCATAATTTTCTTCGCCCATCGCTTTTAAGTCAGCGTCTGAAACACCGTAAGCCTGTTGCTGAAGTGCTATATCGTCAGGGGTAAAAGAAGCCCCAAACATATTACCTAGTGCTCCGCCAGACAGGTCTACATTAAGTTGGTCAAACACCTGTTTCTGTGCGTCACTTTCAACCTGCATCCGAGGGATGTTAATCGGCTGGTCACCTACAAGCCCAACAAAGTTTAAATCAGGTTGCTCGCCTTCACGAAAAGCTTCTTGCATTAATTGAGCAGATTCTTCCTGCTCTTTTTGGTTACGTTTGTAACCTTCCCTATACGCATCCAAGCTATAGATAGGCGTGTTGGCACGCGGTTCATACGCAAACTCGCTACGAGCAGCATTACTAAAAAAGTTTGATGCTTCAGGGGTGTTTAAAATACGGGGTAATGGACCGTCTTTCAGAGCTTCTTTACGTAAATACGTAGCCATTTCTTGTGGCGTTTGGATCTTTAAGTCAGTACCATACAGGCTAACTAAGGTGTTTAAGGAAGCTTGTACTTTGGGTAGATTAGCAATTCCCGTAGATCGTGATGCTTCACGGGCAGCCTTCTGTTCTATTTTACGGCGGGACTCTAACGTTTTAGGTTTATACCCCAACACTTTTTCAGCGCGTTCTTCAAGTGTTAACGCAGCTTTCGGTTCTTTAGGTGGAACAGTTTCGTCCGAAAAAGTTTGTTGAGGTGTCTCGGCCATCTATCGTCCCGTACCTGCTTCAACTCGTTGTAGTCTACGGCGCATAGCTTCAGCAGTTCGTTTAATTCGTTCATCTGCGTCTAACTCGGCAGACTGTTGCGTCGTTAGGGGATCTTCCCCTAGCTCACCTGAAATAATGTCGTCCATTTGAGAACGCAACGCAGCCCCTTGTACTCTACGAGCCAATTCATCTTCCATAGTACCTGCTTTCTTAATCGGTACAATGTCTTCCACCGTAGCGCTTAAAATCGGTGCACCAACAGTTAAGGGAGCGCTCGGCGGTGGTGTAAGTCCTTCGACTTGCTGCGCTTGTTTTGCAAAATCGTCCTCAAAAGTACCAAAGGGATCGTCCGGCAGGTCTTGCTGAAAGCGTTTTTCTTCCGCGTCGTAATCCACCTGACCCAGTTCTTCTGTAGCTTTTTCTGTAGCTTCTTCTGGAGTAATACCAAATAGGCCACTAGGTTGTTCCCCAGTTTCCTCTGCAAATTCAGCCGCTTTCATAAAGATGTCCATCGTAGAAGCGAAGTCTTCAGCGCCTTGGTCAATAATTTCAGAGACTTTGCCATCTTTTACGATTTCAAGTACAAATTTACCCTCCTGCTCCTTCAGCCTCATTTCGACAGGTTCTCCCTTAAAACTAGTTTGATATGCTTCGTAATCCGTTACGTCTTCGGTTTCTGGTACAGTATCTGTTACCGCAGGAGGTTGAGCGATGTCAGCCGAAGGCCGTTGACTGGCTTCTGTCTCTGGTTCGTCAGGTAGGACACGCTTCTCGGTGCTCTTACCTATCTCCTCACCTGTCTCAAACTCTCGAATTAAGTCTTTAATGTCTTGTTTACTCTCGGTTGACGCGCGACGTTGATAACGTTGTGCAGCTTTAGTCAATTGGAGCAATTCTGGGCGACCTAATTGATCAACAGTCTTACCTGTAATACCTTCAGCAAATTTACCGAACTCTGGTGTGGCCCAAAATTGATCACGAGCCGCCTCAATCGGTCCTCTGTTGTCAGTCTCATCGGCAAGAGCCTCCAACAAGCGTTCGCGTTCTGTTTCAATTGGAGACTTCTCACCCTCTTTAGGTGTGAGCATCGCGATAGCGTTGTCTAACGCGTCTTGTGCCCCTTTTGTACCGTCTAGCCCTCCAAGTGCGGTAGCAACTTCATTAATAACTTTAGCGAGTTGAGGGCGGCGTGCGCCAAGAGCTTTAGAAGCTTCTTGAATAAGACCTGTAACTTTTTTACCGTGCTCTTTATACACATCATCTTGTTCTTTTTTCGCACGATTCAGCTTTTGAATAATGGTCTTGGCTTCCGCTGCTCCACTGTTCTCTAGTAAAGCTTGAAACGCAGCAGGGCCACCGTATTGAGCCGAAATGCCCTCAAACATTTCAATGGTATCACCGGGTAAAGATACTTTGTTTAAAGAGTCATTCACCTTGTTTAAGAAATCTTGAGTTTCAGCTAAAACATTTAAGTCTTTTTGAGCGGCACTAGGATAAAATTCAAAAACACTTGCGACTGCGTTGGGAATTGTTTTGCGCTTGGTATCACTGTTCGGGTCACTTGATAACGTTGACAGCTTGCGCGTCAAAGCCTCGTTATATTCTTTGTATTGATCGGACAAGCCCCTGATTCTAGCCTGACCTACGCCTGTAGCAAATTGAGCTTCACCACTAACAGCACGCCCAACAACATTAATTATAGGAGTCATTAAATCGACTTTTTTCTTCGATAGTTCTCCTATCTTAGCCGCGCGATCAAAGTCAATTTCAGCAGCTTTTTGGGCGAGTTCGCTTAGTTGTTTTGAGTACGAAGCAATAACTCTGGGGTCTGCGCCCCCAATGTTGTACCTACGACGCGCTTCTGCCGCCGACAAACCTTGAGCGACCTCAAGACCTTTCGCAATACGGTTGAATACTTGATCCGCCTTAGCTCGACCAATTTTTTTACGCAACTCACGTAATTGCGTCTCTAATCGGACGCGTTCTTCGGGGCTAAGATTAAGTTTGTCTAACGGAGTCGCCATGTTTCACCTATTTATCCAAAAAGATTTTTTAAGGGTGCAGCCGCTTCTGCTACCCCACGAGCCATGTTAATACCTTGCTGTGCCCAAAACTGCGCGTTCTGGCGCGAACGTTCTTGTTGTGCCTCTAATCTAGCACGAGTTTGATCGTATTTCTGCTTCGCAAGTTGCTTACTTAGCTGCTGTGCCCCTGCACTTGCTGCGGCTGCGGCTCCCGCTGACGCTTTCTGTGCTTGTCGCGCACCCTCGGCTTTGTATCCCGTGAAACCACCGCCAGCCAACCCAGCTTGTGCAAGGTCTTCAGAAGCTGTCTTAGCTTGCTGTGTCGCTGCAACTTTTGCCTCATCAGTCATTTGCTCACGTTCAGATTTACTTAGACCCATTTCTTGCGGAGATTTAGCGGCTTTCTTCAAGTCATCCATAATCATTTTTTTCGCACGTCTCGGTGCTCTAATTCCACCCGTAGCAGTCATTTTGTAATCTGATAGTGCCATTATTGCCTCCTAGTCTGCGCTTTGTAAGCTTTAATGAGTTCAAGTTCTTTTAGTAACGCTTCGATCTGCCGCTGCCGTTGCGCGGCTTTGGTTTCCATGTGTTTTCGAGCCTGACTTTCAAGTAGCCCTTTGTATTGGGGGTCGCGTTCGGCTTTTTCAGGATTATTCTGGGCATAAAATTCGTAAAAATCCATCATCTTATTTTCTTGGTCTGAAAGAACTTTTTCCAAGTCTGCACTAATAACGTCCACGTCACGTAGACCGTACATGCGATCACCCGCTTCAACTTCAGAACGAACTCTTGAAGGTTCAGTTTCGCGGATAGTTCGTTCACGACGTTCACCTGTTTCCGGGTCTATAATTGGCGGAGCACTGCCATACGGTTCGGCTGTTGAACTGCCAAACAAAGCATCGGGTAGCGCCCGAAAAGGGTAAGTCACCGCTTCACTCACTTGCCCTAAGAAACCGCCGACTCCTTGAGACTCAATGTCCGGGTCAACTTTTCTTTTGCGTGATGCTTCTGAAATACCAGTTTGAAAAGGTATAAGATCAGCAATACCTTCTTTAAGACCTCCAAGTAAACTTCTCTCTGATGCAGGGATGTTGTACGCTTCAGGGAGTGGTAGTCCTTGTGCCCCGTAAACTTCTTCGAGTTGCCTCACAATGTCCAAACGTTGTTGAGCCGCCCCTGCTTCGGGTCTATCGCCACGCATAGATGTTTCATACCAATCTTGCATGGCTGAAACTCCCACGGGAGATAAATCAAGCTTTCGGTCGGGAAACATACGTTGGTAAGCTTGAACCGCTTTTTGGTCAGCTAATGACAGTTTTGAAACATCAGGTGATAACAGTTTTTCGGCTACAGCCATTCGCCCTTCTGGAGTGATTGCTTTTTCAGGTTTCGCGGGGACATCTGGGTACTGTTGGTCAAGTCTCTGGTTAAATTCTTTTTCGCTTTCTAGCGCGATAGAAGACGGCTGCGTAGGTTTAGGTTTAGGCTTAGGCTTAGGTGCAGATTTGTCTGCTGCATCATCTTTTTGAGCAGGTTTATTAAGTGATGCTTTGTACTTGTCTAGGATACTGTATTTACGTTCAGCCATTATTCAATACCTCGAAACGCGATGTGTTTAAACGAACGTACAAACACTCTGATTTGCCTATTCTTGGGCCTATTTTTAAGGGTTACTCCCCCTGATGTTGATGGGACAAGGGGGTAACCGGGGTCTTCAGGGTCTTGTACGTAGGCTGATGCACCATTAGGTGTCTTTGCCTGACCGTTGACAATTAATCTTAAACCAGCCGTGTGCCACCCTTTAGTCAAATACTTGGTAAAGTGACCATTCCAATGCCTGTTTTTTAGTTCGGCCCAATGATTATATGGACCACTCGAACTAGGTAAAAACAATGAGCGCGTTGTAAAACGTTGTGCAGCATTTGCCACATCATATTGATCGTCAATCAAAAGAGTCATATAAGCAGGAAGGTTAACGTCCCACTGTTCTCCCCCCCATACGACACTCCAAGTAAATATTACGTAGCCATCCCACGGTAGGTAAAAGGTGGAATTGGCTCCCGGTACAGGTTGGAAAAATTTTGCAGGTGTACCATTAGTAGGCGTAAGGCCAACGGCAATATTACCGAACCACTGTTCAGGGAAATAATCTAAGTTTGCTGTGCCCGCCGTGGCTTTAGCTGAAGTAAAAGTTTCTTCTTGGATTTGATTTTGTTGGATTTTAGTCCAAGCTACGTCAGCATTAACCGAGTCTAGCCCACCATTCATTGTTTCATATGACCCGTTTACCGCTGTAGGATCGTAAAGCTGCTCGGTTAACTGCTCTCCATTTGGAGTAGCCCCGTCAACATAAGGGAAGTTCGGTAGGTTAATATTGGGCATTTAACTTCCTGCGTGCAGTGGGATAACAGTAAAATTAGCTTCACGTAACGCAATTGTTTGTGTGGACCCTGTTGCGGGTTTCCAAACTGCGGTCGCGGCTCTAATTCCACGAATAGCTAAGTTAGGGTCAGGCAAATCAGAAGGTAAAATAATTGTACGTGTTGAAATGTCTTGATTGCAATACACATCGTCTTGATCGTCTGCGTTCATATTTCCGCGTTGAGAAGGGTTAATCGCTGCTCCCTGACCTTCACCACGAACAGTTCTGTTCCATTGAAAGCGTTCTGTTTTGCGGAAAGTAAACCAATTCACGTTATCAGTTGTGTATTGAATACACGTCATCGCACCTTGTTGTGCTCCAAAGTCAGTTTGTTGTTCTTCATTGACAACAGAAGTACGAAAAAAGTGCACATTTAATAGCACGAGTAAACCCGCTACTTTGTCGGTGTTTCCCATACCTAGTTGAATCGTTGATGCACCAAAGTTAATTTCTAAACTGACAACACCGTCAGTAATTAAATTACGGTCGTTATCACCTAAAAGCGGATAAGTACCGTTTCCACCCCATGTAGTATACTGAACGGTGTAAGTGTGATTGCCACTAATGTTTCGACTGTAACGTGTTGTCCCTGCTGCACCACTCGCAGGAAAATCTTCCCCGGCTAACAGTCCTTGATCACTTAAGTGTTGATCGCTAAAAGCACCACGTTGAACACTTACCTCTGTAAGACCGTTTAAACCATCCGTGACAGTTTGCAGACGTGTGTTTAACGACGATGCGTCAAACGTTGTACCTTCTTCAAGATATGGGTACTGAATTTCGGGCATAATTACCTCAACAACTGTGCGACGACAAGTTCACGTGTTCCCACCCATTTATCTTTGTTGTCTAATGTTGCACCCGTAACTGTCTCCGACGTAGCTCGTGGAGGAGCAACAACAATACGCGCAGTGTGTTTACCGGGGGGGACATCAATAATAGCTTCAGTTGAAATACTAAGCGCCGCAGACGATGGTGAAGGGGTACTAATTACTTGAAAGCCAATTTTAGGAGGTGATGGAGGGCGGAAGACTGTAATTTGATCGTTACTTAAATCTGCCCCACCAACAATCGATTGAGCTAGTACAGCGCCGTTAAATTCAAGAGCACACTGAATACCAAAACGACCCGTGCCTCCGTTTGTGGGGTACAAATTATAGGCTAAGGGAGAAAATGCTTGCACAGAGCCAATCAACCAAACGATGCCGCCTGTTGTATTAAAAGTTATTTCAATACCGTCAAGTGGTTGCCAATCCCTATCGTACTGAACAAATTGTACGTTTGCGGTCGTATCGGGGTCTGTATTAGGATTAACTTGTACCACACTGTTTTTTACAACAATACCAGCATCGTCAGCTAATTGACCGCGTTCGGGAAACGCATTTGTTTTCCAATTGTGCTCGTTCAAAGCACCTGATGCTTCTTCCACAACTTCTCTAAAGTTGTGGTTAATGTCATCCATCGCTACTACTTCAGGGTTTTTTATGGCTCGTGCTGGAAATTTCCAAGACATTATGGCTCCTATGGCGGGATTCGTGCGCCTCCAGCGTAACGAGGTGACTCGTCTAGCTGAATACCAACAAACTCCCAGTCTCCCGACCCTGATAATTTAAACTTAAATACTTCCGCAGAAGGGACATAAACCGCCGCGCGAGTCCAATACGGACGACGTTTCTTCCACGTCGAGGTTGTACCCAAAGCAGTGGTTCCCCAAAACGGAGGAACATCGTCGCCAGAATACCGTTTTGCTGAAGTAGTTTCAACTACTGTGTTACGCCAGTCCCTGAAAGACTGGATAGTAACTGAACTATTTTCAGACTCCCTAAACCAAAGGTACAGGACTTGTGCTGTTCTTTTTTCTTGCGATTCCGCAGTAGACAACCACGCTGTTTCAATGACTGATTCACGTGAAGTTAACTCTAAAGGTTGGAATTTAGGTTGTTCGTGATCGAGTAACCAAACCCCTTGAGTATCCCCAACATTTCCGGCAGCTAACACGTAGCCTCTGTGATCTCGTGTCACACACGCCGCAACTGCGTTAACATCAGTACGGGTACGCCAACCTGTTCCATCATAAATAAAACAAAAGTTATTTGTAGGGCTGCCGTCTAGCGATACCCAACAGCGATACTCTCCCGTGTCAGGGTCTACAATAGCCGTAGCTTGTTTTCTTCGGCTACGCGAAACACGCCGAACAAACAGTTCGATGTCCGTTGAGATAAGCTGAACACCCCTAGCGTAGCTCTCTTGGCCACTAAACATGTAAAACCCATCCTCACCCAACCAGATAACAGAACCATCTTTTAACGTAGCTAACGAACTAGGGGCAGTACACCCATGCTCACCACTAATCGTTACCGATTGAAACCCTTGTCCGCCGTCACTCGGATAGATTAAATACGTAGACTTGTTTGTAAAAGCAAGCAAACCGGCTGACGTACGCCATAAACCTGAAATTTCATCCCCATTCGGGTCAGGATAAATCTCTTGGTTTACTCCAAATGAACCCCACCGACCTTTCAAAGACGGGCGCACTAACCCCGGTGCTTGCGATGTGTTTGCAATCCAAAGTCGACCAAAAGCAACTCGACATAACTTAAACTGGGGTACGGGCACAACATCAACAGCTTCCGATAAAAGCCACGCATCTGGGATATTATCTGGATAAGTTGTGCTTATGTTATCGGGTAGAGTGGCAAAAGCAATCCCTGACGAAGTAGCGTCTTGAGTCAAGCGGTACAATTCGGTTGTACCTGAATTTTTGAGATCTTTAGTCCGATAAAGTATTCGACCAATCGTTCGTTCTGGTCCTCGGTCAATACCTGTCCAAGCAATTTGCTTACGTACATCGTCAGCTTGAGCAATATAAGAATTAGGTGGCTCCCCTACAAAGGGCGGTTGGTTGACTAAATCAGCAGGGTACCCCCACCACCGCCAGTATGTAGAGGGCTGAAAGTTAAACGCAACTTCGTTACTTAGCCCCGACAATGGCGATAGGTTACCCCATTGATCAATCCACTGCACCGCGCAACGCCACTCACCCGCCTCAAGCCACCCGCCAATTGCTGCGTCTGCTCTTGAAGAATCAATTTTGTTACTGTTTGGAACAGTTTTGTTGTCACTTTCAAAAGTTTGGTAACCACTTACCCAATTTACAGGATTAACGACGGTACCTATTCGACCATGCACATAAGCATCAATCATCCCAGAATTACGGCCCGGAAGTGAATCGTAAGCATAATCGCTATCGTTAACACCCATACCAATTGTCTGACCGATTAGGTTAAGTGCTGTAGTTGTTTCTAACTCACCGTCAAACGAAGATAACGAGAACCTGTTTTTCGGTCCCATACCTATAGGCGAACCGGGCCGTGTGGAGTAGCCCAAGGGGGCTACAGTCGTTCCGTCGTAAAAATAGGCTCTACCCTCTTGAGGAACGATTACAACGCCTGTAGAGGTGCTTTCAAACTGCGTAGGGAACTGGGGTCGAGTTGTATTTTCAAACGCATCTTCATAAGCACCCGGACCACCGGGTACCGTAGCTGACCCAATGAGTAAAGACCAGCCTTTTGACCAACCAGCAAATTCCCAAACCTGACTACCTGTTTGACACAGTAGAATGTCGCGTTCACCATTACGGCCCACTAACGCATGAAAAATCCCGTGCATTGTCCCGTAGCTAGGTGTAGTAATGTTAGCTTCGCCCGCAGCACTTGCGGGTGCTCCACCCGTTGCGTAATTAGGTAGATACGGTAGTGGACCTGATACGGTACGTAGAGTACCTTCTTCAGTGGGGTAGAAGTTCTCTACTTTTGACCCAACTTCATCGGGCAAAAATAATCTACCGCTTGCGACTCTAATCGCAAACGTACCGATTTTTACTCTCGTATCATCATTTGCCACTAACTAGCCTTTCGCTTACGCCGCTTCTCAAACGTTGGTGAAGCGATCAGAGTAAACTCGTCAGCCTGTTCTGTACCCTCTTGAACACGTTCCATAGCAAAACCAAAAACGTGAAGGTTACCTAAAACTTTTCCGCCAGCTTCAATACGAGTGGCGACACAAAGTGCATGATGCGTAACGCCACGAACTTCTTTTTCGTAAACTGCTCCGCAGATAATTGGGGTATTATTAGACATTTTAGCTCCTAGCTTTTAACTGTCCACCAACGTTTTAGATGCCCACGTTGACCGTAAAAAGTCTTAGCACGGGAGAATCTTCTAAGTACAGGAACTTGTGGTGGACGTAGATCCCCGTACCGTTTTGAAAGGGTAAATAACTTTTCATCGTAGCGCCCTTTAGCTAACTGCGACATTTGAGGATTACCCATATTTTCGTATAAGAACATAAGAGCACGCTGCACAATTAGTCCCACAGCTTCAGCATGGATGAGAGGCGCATCTTGATCGTCAACTAACTTAGGTGGACGGCGAACACATCTTACGTCCACTTCGTACCTTTGATCTGGGTAAGGGTACAATTTAATTGTTTGATAACCGTGCGTATCACGTAGTCTACGATGGTAATCGGGGATAATCCGACCATCGTCAAAAAACACACCTTTATTGTTATCGTCGATACGAACTTCAGCCAAAAGAAAAAACGCTGTAGGTAAGTCTAACTTCTGTAAGCCAGTTATTTCAGCACCCCCGTCTTCTCTGCCCGGAGCAGTCGGAGGTAGTGTTTTCATCAAGTCATAGTTCGTAAAGTTAGCTGCAACACGTCGCCGGTAAATGCGGACATGCCACCCGCTTTCACGGAAGTTTTGACGTAAAAACGTCTGTAGACCTGTGTTAGTTAGTTGTGTACCTGTGCTCAAAAAACCTTGCATGTATTCTATGTTAGGCAACACAATTTTTACGGAAGCTGTTGCTACAGCTTGGTCTGGCGGGGGTGCAACAACCACTTGAGCCGAAACAGGAGATGGAGCGGACTCCCATAATGGCTCTCTAAAACGATTTTGAGAACTTTTTATGGGCCTACCCAAGTCAGTTAATGACCCCTCAAAAGGCTCTTGATCATTTTCCCAAGAGTCGGCGTAACCTAAATGATACCCCATCGTGGGGTTCCTAAACTGTATGTCTCGTTTACCCCAACAATAGGTGATTACATACTCAAAAGTCCCAGCAGGTTCCGGTCCAATCCACCTAAATAACTGACTGTTTTCAGCAAGGGCCGCATCTGGGGCAACGGCTGGACCCTGAATCTGTTTGTGTTCCCGTCGAAAAACAGTACGGGGAAGTCCGTGCGAAACAACACGGGGTGAATCAGCGAATGAGTATTCTTCGGCTTCTTCTTGTCCCAGTACATCAAGCGGCCAATTACGGCTTTCGTAACAAAGTCGCATGGACTTTACTTGGACAACATCATCGGGAAGGTAGTATTTGTCCGAGTAGATTCTGTACTTAAACGGACCTTTACCTAGTTTTTGGTAAGGCCACGGGGTCACTACTGATAATCGGTAACGTGCGCCTCCACCCTCAAGGGCTTTTTTCCATACGGCTCGAATCGTATTCCGATAAATAACTGTTTTGTTGGTCGTAGGATCGGTCGCTTGTATTTCAAGCATCCTGCCATCCCAAGACCTATCGGTAGCCCATACAAGGGCACCCGCTGTACCAACGTCTACATTCTGCTCAAACACCCAAGGGTTCTCTGCATTAGTTTCCATTGGTGCGGTTACGTCCAACACAGATACTGAAATAGTATCAGCGGGGATTGTTGGTACCGCATCAACTTGAGTCGCAAATTTTACTTGGGACTCAAAAAAAAGAAAGGGAGCCTCTAAACAGATATCGTTGTAAGCACGATTAATAAATTGATTAACACGCGCAACTGCTTCAGGAGATTGAGTTGGTGCCCAATCTGTTTGTGAAAACAAAGCATTTCTAATATCTTTGAGGTTCAAAGGCTCCCCCTTAATTAGCCGTTACAACCTAAGTAAGCTTTCACTAATCCGGGGGCAGCAGTTGCCTCAAGAGCATAACCGAAACCATTCGATACTACTGCACCGCCGCCACTAGCTGATTGGGCTTGCCCATCGTTTGCTGTACCAGATAGCAACGCTACCAAAGGTGTTGCCCCAGCTTCCATAGTTACGTTGCCCGCGCCTTTACGTAAGATAAAGCCACAGAAACCCGCAGGAATTTCGTGCTGGGCCACTCCGATAATAGCACTAGCGTTAATCGGAGCAGCAGCAATTGAAGCCGTAACAATAGCGTCTCCAACTACTCCAACACCAAAACGAATGCAGACCATACCTTGAGTTAAAGGTGTGGCCATCGCATTGTAGACATAAATCCACTCGCGATCACCTGACTGAAAAGATACGTCAGTATCTACAGCAGTCATTTGAGATGATGCAGGTTGAATATGTGTAAATCCAAGCGGTGCTTGAGTGTACTGGGCAACTTCTGCGATAGGAATGGCGACAAAACCACCACTACCATCAGGTTTACCGGCTGTTTGGGTAAGTCCAATACCCATAGCTGTCATTGACATGATACTCTCCTTATACCCTAATTATGGGGTTCCGCCGCCGGTTACTACACCGTTAGCGCGAAGTTGGTTAGTGTGAATACCCATGTTCAAAACGATTTCGTAACGGAATACGTCTTGTTCAGGGATACGGAAAGGACCACGTACAGCGAAGTCACCCTTCGTCTCACGATTTGCATCATGACCAAGTGTGTACGCATACCAGCAAGCAGACTTCATCATGTAGATAACTCCACGACGAGCATCAGCGTTGGTGAACGCGGCTGCACTTGTGTCGAGCGCATCTTCAAGGAAGAAGTCAGCATCAAGGAACTTAACGCCCTGACGGATACTAGCAGGAGCTTTGTCGCCCTCTACCTTTACAACGCGAACTTGGTCGTCCAAGTCTTCGATGTAGTTAAGGTAAGAGTTCTCATCACCAAGCAACAAGTCCACTGGACCCATTGTCTTACCTTGACGAGAAGCAGCGTAGTACACACGGCGCATTTCGCTACGACCATTAGTCGCAAACGATGTGATCGTTCCGTACTGGTTTGCCCACCCTGCTGTAGCTGGCTTTGCCAAGCCAAACGTGGTGTTAACCTGTGCCGCTGGAGCGGCAAACTCAAGTGCACCCCGACGTGCAGCGCCTTGAGGATTGTAAGTGGTGTCACCGTTAAGGGTAAGGAACCCACCCACATCAAGACCGTCACCAACTGCCATCTGACGTGCGATACGCTCGTGGAAGTCGCCTAAAGCCAACTCTGGGTAGTGCTGAATAATACGCGCCAAGTCCATCGCGCCGTTAGCTTCGGCAAGGTCTTTACCGGGAACGTCAAACGCGTAAATCAAACGAGGTGCAAACGTGTTACCACGAACAGCATTTTGGTTACGTCCACCAGCGATTACTTCAGAACCCGTAAGGATTTGAGTAACAGTACCGGGTCCGTCAGTTACAACCGCAAACTCACGGAATGGACCAGTTAGAACATCACGGTCAATGTTCCCTTTAAGTACGATCCGATCCAAAACTGGATGCCATTTGGTAAACAGCTCTGAATAGGAAGGCATCAACTCTTGCAAAGCAGTTGCAAGTACATCAGGCGAAATAGCCATCGTTAACTCCTTTTACCGCCAAACGCACGTTGGGCGGCAACTAAACGCATATCATCTAAACTTCTCGCTTCTCTCAAAGCATCTTTAGGAGCTTGGTTCGGAGCAACAGGCGAGCGCGTTGCCCCCGAAGTAATCCTAGCGCCGGGACGCGGAGCAGAGCGGGCAGGTTGAGCCGTTGTCTTCCGCGCTAATTCAAGTGCGTATCGCATAGGAACGCCATCGGTTAGTGCTTTGTTAGCAATTGCTAGAGCTTCGTCACTAAGTTCCAAGGCCGATGGAGCATTGTCCACGTCCCAACCTGACTCTAACAAATTGGTAAGTTTGTCAACAAGTTTTGGGTCTTCAAAAATATGCGCGTACTGCTTCTGGTACCAATCAGCATATTCTTCAGCCTCTTGCTCTAGCGCTTTGTCTAACGCAGCTTTGTACGCATCAAATTCATTTTGTAGCGCAAGACGTTCTTCAGTGAGTGTGTTGTATTTCGTTTCCCACTCACCAACTTGTTGAGTTAACTCTGCGTTTCGTGGGTCTTCAAGACCCGCAGAGAGAGATTGATAAATAGACCGGATACGTTCAGCTTCATTTGCTTCGGCTTCATAATGCTTCGACCAATGGTCTTTGTAATGCGCCGAGAACTTATCGTTCCAACCACGTACTTCTTCGGGCAACGTATCGCTTTTGCCGTCCCAAGCATCCCAGCCGAAAGAATCAGCAGTGGGAAAACTAGGAGTTTCTGCTTGGGTAACGTTTTCTGCTGTGTCATTCCGTACTTCCTCGGTAGAGGAAGCAGCGGCCTCTGCGGTAACTTCGGAGGAAGTTGGAGCTTCTGAAGCAACCCCAGTTGACACTTCAGCTACAGGGGCCGCTGCTTCGGTACTAACGTCGCTCATTAGACTTCTTCCCCTTCTTTAAAGCATTATCGGCGGCACGAAAACGAGCGGCAACAATGTTTAATTTTGGTCCGTCTTTTGGCATAGGCATAGGCATAGGCATGTCTTCCATCATGTCTTCCATCATCTCTTTACCGGCTTCAGCGGCTTCCATACCTTCTTTGGCTTCGTCCATATCCTTTTCTTCGGATTCTTCCATGTCCATAGTAAGAGGCTCATCGTAAGCACCCTCAACAGCAGCAAGTTCATAACCTGCTTCTTCAAGGATTGACATGACTTCTTCACCGTTAGCTGCTTCAGCTAATTTATTGGCAAGTTCCATTCGTTTTTCTGGGGTAGCGGGCATAACAACTCCTTAAGTCTGTGAAGCTTCTTTTTTAAGTTGGCGGCCCATGTCTTCACGGTCATGGTAACCCAATTTACGGGCTTTCTTATCCGCTTTGTTCTTTACCATATCTACATGATCACGCCAAGCCCTACTGTTTGCACTTAAAACTTGAGTGTCAGGATTTGCTCGTTGATACTTATCCCATTCGCTCTTGGAATCAAAACTTTTACCTATTTGGTCTACAACCATAGGGTTTGAAAAAGTTGGACCGATTGTTCTAACGGGGCTAATTAATCTCACCACGGACGCGGAGCATTCGGGGCAAATCATCTCGTCTACTTCAGCAAGCAAGCAAAAAACGTCGTTAAAATAACCACATCCTTTGGTGCACTTTACATCATACAGGGGCATCTGGGGTTCTCCTTATAATCCGCTTGTGTCAATAAAATCGTCATCATCTTGACTCGTCGCCGCATTGTTAATTATGTCATTAAGCTTTAATAAAGATTCTTCTTTTTCACGGGCTAAAAAATCTGCCCAATCTTGATCACCATTTTCTAAAGCAACTTTGATTTGATTGTCAAAATAATCTTGTTTGTCATACTCCGCTTCAGCCATTTGTTTTTCTAAATAAAAAGGCCCCGTAGGAAGTAAACCTTTACTAATAATATTAGGTTCTTGCACTAGGTCCGCAGTGCGTTGATTATTAAAAAACTTTTGTGACCAATCAGCCATTTCTTGCCGAGAAGAACCCGGTTTGGGGGGAGAAGTTTTAGTTGGGCGCGGGTTATCTCCCATTGTGCGTGTGTATGCTGGTCGTTGGGTTTCAAGGCCCTCTTGATATGGAGGTAAGAAAGTTGCAGAACGATCACCAATCTCCTCTAATACATCACCTTCGGGAGTTTGATCCCCAACGTATAAAGTTAAAGGGTCACGACCCTTTTGCCCCATCATTATGTAACTTTTTTGAGGATTTGGATCTGTTACAATGGTGTTTAAATCTCTAGTGTATTTAGGCTTGTCCATCTAAACTCCTAGATAGGTAACCCCGGAATAGGGGAAGCCTGACCTGTAGCGGCTGGCGACCCCGGACCACCTGCGGGCATAGCTACCGGAGGCGGTTCCTGAACACCGGGGGGCATGTCACCGCCCATCATAGAGGGGTCCATAGGAACAGGGGGAGCACCGGGAGGCATACCCGGCATCATTCCGGGCTGGGGTTGTTGGGGCTGGGGTTGCGCCGCGCCGGGTTGATCACGACGTAAAACTTCATTTAAACCAAGTAAGTCAAGTAGCTTCATCACTAGCTTTTCACGGTCAACTTGAGGTGACTCCGCTAACAAGCCCATGTACTGCTGTATTTTTTGAAGCTGAATAAGCTTATGGTTTTCAGTCGGGCTGTAAGGAACAGCCTCATAATCGTAATCCATTGGGTGTTCGTAAGGCTTACGCTCATCGCGCGCGCCAAGCATTTCGCGGGTAACTTCTAAAATCTCACGGCTATCTGTTAAACGAATTGGAAGAACCGTTTCGTCGCTAAGAAACTCCTCGTACAACCCTATAATGGCGTTTCCGAGTGATTTGATAACGTCTTCCATCGCCTTAATCCGTCTACCGTTACGAGTACGAGTAGAAGTATCTGCCAACGCAACTTCGGTAGCAACATCTGCGACCCCCACAACTCCCCGACTGTACTGGGGAATACCAAGAATAAATTCAATCGTTTGGGTGCAGCGCTCACGCATTTTAGAGAACGAGGGCTGAAACTGGGGCGTAGGTGTCTGTCCGATCAAATCACGTAAGGGCGCGTTCGCTTTACCAGATACCGCAACCATTGACCCCGGTTCATTTGCGTCCCTTAACGCCGTAGTAATAACTTCGGGGTTATCTACCAAACCAGTGTTCACAAGCATCACGGGCGTAGACGAATGTGCGTGCCACAGTTCTAAAGTATCAATCTCATTTAAACGTTCTTGGATAGATGAGATAAGTTTAACGTCGCTTACTCCACCTAAATCCACCATGTTGTCATTAAAGATTAATTGTGTAAACGGATTACGAACGTAGCGGTAAGGCAGTTCACCCTCAAATAGTGGTTCCTCTACGTTGTCTAACATGTGGTAGTATTTACCATCACCCTCAAAGTCGTAAAACTCATAGACCGTTACCCAGTCATAAACTTCTTTTGAGGCGTTGTTAATCATCTGTTGGTTACGTACATTGTCTGCCAACCAAGAAGGGAACCCACCGAACTGGGCTTTTTCAGCAACCTTAGCGTTGTATGTCGCACCCTTCCTACCTTTACGTTTTGTGCGGCGCTGAAACTCGGAGCGAGTAAGTACAGTAACTTCAATCAAGTAACGAAGGTCACGCCAACGGGGGGCTGATTGATCGTACAACACGTATCGAGGGTCAATAACAAAAAAGTCCACAGTCTCTTGGTTAAAGTTCCAGACCGCTTTTAAAAACCCACGACCACAAATCGCAGCGTTCGTAGCCATCTTCCACAAAAGCGTGTGCGTTTTATTGCGCTTCAAGGTGTCGTTAATAAGCGCTTCACGGAATTGAGCTACTTCACGTAGCTTATCCCGTCGTGCCATTACAGTCAGTTGTGGGTTTGTTGGGCAAATGTTTGCGATCATCGTATCGATGTACGCGTAGGGGTAGTTTGTCTCGAAGTTAACCTCGTCTTCAGACAAAGTGGGTTCAGCACCAGAGGGTAAATCGATAGATGAGCGCCAGTATTCAGACAAGTACCAACTACGCCATTTATCCCAAGAACCACGTTCTCGTCTGGATTTAGCGCGTTGAGTTTGAATAATACCGGAAACTTGTTTTGGTGTTAGCCCCATAAATTTACCCCATAAGGTTTTTTGCGGTCATGTTTCGCTGACGTGCGATCTTATCAAACGCGTCAGTTAGCCCTGTTACTTCTTCAGTTGCGGGCATTTCAGTCATAATTTTAGGGCCAGCTTCAGGAGGTTTTGACTCGGCCATCGCTTGTGAAACTTCTGCTAACCCAGCCGAAAGGCCCTCGCCAAGCGCCCCCGTAATTTCTTTCATGGATGGACCAGTTTTTTCTTTAGGGGCCTTGGGAGCCTTTTCTTTTTTAGGGGCTTCTTCTTTTGGTGCAGGGGCAGATTCGGCTAGTTTAACTTCACCACGAGTCATCCCTTCAAGTTCTTCGGCAAAAGGATCACCGGTAGACGCGCGTAGTTGATCACGCATTTTATTGCGACCGCGTTCTTTGATCATGCCACGTAACTTGTCCGCCATAATTACCCCTTCTTACGTCCGGCTGCTGCCATTTTAGCCATCTTAGCGGCCCCATATTTTTTACGACCAATAGATGCAGCTAACGCATCAGGGTCTTTAACCCCTTTAGACTTTAGCTCACCACTTAGCTTTTTAAAACGTTCACCCGACCCTAGTTTGGGTTTGGACTCCTCCTCGTCGTCGTCATCGTCAGACTTCTTTTTCTTAGGGTCTTCAGCTTCCATTTTTTTAGGCTTAAGACCTTCAGACATCTGTTGCTTTTTAGCTTCAGACTTTTTCTTATAATCAGCCATAGCTTTTTCAGCGGCTTTTTTACGTACATCAGCAGCGGTATATCCCGGCATTTTATCTCCCTAATAAACTGTCTCTAACTCTGTCCCTTAACTGTCTTTTTTGCTTTTCCGTTTTAGAATCATTTGCAAGGTCAGTAAGATCTCGTACGGATTTTTCAGTTTGACGAATAAAGTCCGCATCTTGCTTTGCAATTTCAGCCATTTCCGGGCGAACATCACCAAATGACCCTCTATCGACTAACCTAGACAATTCTAAATCTTCTTCTTCCATATCACTCCGATAAGATCTATTTGTGAAATTATTTCTTGAACCAAGACCCGCATACTTGCGATCACTTATTTCTTTACGGTACTTGTCGAATTTGCCATCGTAGAAATCATTTAACAAATCTTGAAAATCTTCCAAGTCACGAGTTTCATCGTACTCTTTGTCAAGCCTCTCTGTTGCTTTTGAGGTGGGTCTAACAGAGGATAAAGTTGGCTTAAGACCGTCTTGTAGGTCGGCGGTAAGATTTCCTTCAGCAGAATACTTAGTAACTGTCCGAGGATAAACGCTCTGCCCACCCCGTTCGGCTAAAGCTTTGCGTGCTGCATCCATTCTTAAACTCTTTGCATCAGCCATTACTTTTTTCTCCGATAACGCGCGCGTTTACGCTTCGTTGAAGCTTTATCTTGAGACACCTTTTTACGGTGCTCCTGCACTTGGTTCCACGTCATATCACGAAACAGCACTATATTATCAGTTCTTGTTGAATCTTCTACTTGTTTTCTACGCGATGGTGCGCGGCGTGCAGCGGTGACCGCCATTTGTAGTGCTGAAATTTTATCCCAGTGATGACGCTCACGACGGCGCTTACCTGCGCCTTTACCGTATAGAATTTCGCTAGAAGCGTTTTGCTCAACGCGTTTATCATGTTTGTACCCTGTTAATTGGTCAACGGTGTCCGCGTCTTTTAAGATAAGTTCATCTTTTAAGGCTTCTTGTAGCCAAGACAGCATCTGGTCAACGGACTTAGACGTAGCCGTAATCCCCGGTCTGTAAGGTTTTTCATAGTATAGATTTTTACATTCTAGCTCTTGAAGCAGGGCGATCACAGCCGCTCCGACCCCGTTCGATTCTACGGCAACGGTTGCATTATTATATCTGCGGGCAACCTCCAGAATCTTTTTTGAAAACGGAATCGGCTCGGTGTGGTCGGCGTAGCACGCAACTTGTGTCCATTCGCCATCGTATAGCTTGAGGACTTGAAAAGCCGCATGGTCGCGGGCCGCGTACCCCGCTGGATCAACCCCCATCACATATAATGCTTCAGGCTCCGGCTTTTCGTATTCAAGGTACGGACCCGACCAAGCGACCAATTTGCCTTGTTGGTGCCGTTTAAGCAGCGAGTGGTGGATAACAGAACTGCTCGCAGCCAACCAACATGTAACATCATCGAATGGATAGTATACACTAAATAGGTCAGGGTTACGGCGAATCTCCGGGTCTAGCTCCATCATAAGTCTACGAAAAGCTAGATTCTCCTTTTGCAGTCCTTTAGGTCCGTACTTGTCTAATAATCTTAGTTCATCAATGTCTAATGATGCGTCTTCGGGCCACGGACGACGGTTAAGTTTGCCATCCCAGAACGGGAAGAACGCGTAGAGGTTGCGCCCACTGTTCTTTTTTGCATCACGGCATTGATCGTGCCACCATTCAGCAGATGGCGCGTCCATCGGCGCGGGTGTGGACTCCATAACCATTAAGGCATGGTCCCGGTTAACCATCGAAGGGTAAATCAGCGTGTATTGCTCACCCGCGTTAGCCCAGTAGGGTAATTCTGACCCGTGAAAGCTATCAGGTGACTGACCGATACCGACCGCACCAGATTCACCGGACAAAACGCGCATTTTGCCCCCGGCACCGCCTGAAAAGGTCATTTGACGGCTTTCTCGGTTAGGTACAGTGGGTGAACGGAGTGAATCGGGCCATCTTGCATGGCAAAAGTGCACCCTACTATGCAAATACTCTGCACGAGACTTAGTATCCGCTATGCAAACGTGGTCCCAGCCGGGTGTGTAGGCTGTTTTTGCATAGGCGCATAACTCTGCAACCAATGACTTACCCGCCTGACGATACCCAAGCAAAGTTAACCACTTTGTCTGTCCGTATTGTGTTCTAGGCGGTTCAGAGAAGTATGAAACCACAGTTGATTGGAGTTTTTCGGTAATTTTAAAAGGGTCGTAGGCTATTTCGCGTCCAGTTGACTGATCGTGCACCTTACCGTAAGCCCGCAAACTTAATGCTGGGTCTGCAAGTGCCGCCAGTGCGTCGGATGCTTCCGTATTACTCATCGTTTACCGCGATTTTCTCTGGTTCTACGTCAATCACTTCTTCGGTGATTGTATATGCTGCCTCAAGCTTAGGTGCTTCACGTCTTACTTGGACAAGCGCGGTAATTACGTCAGAGTATGCCGCCTCTGGCGTGCCCATCGCGCTGTTCTTAGTGGCGAGTACGGTAAACATCATCTCGGTCCACAAGCGGGCTTCACGTGCGATAGCTGGGGTAATGTTCCCCTCAATCATTTCAGCAAGAATAATCTGACTGAACCCAACAAGGTCATCGTAGTCTTTAATCTTGTGTTTCTTAACGAGTGCAGCGATAGCTTCTCGTTCTTCGGGCGGTACGAGCGCTAACCAGCTTCTGTACTCCGGGCCTTCCCCGGATCTCTGACCAGCCGAACGGCCCTGCCTTGTAACTTTACCGGACGACATGATGTTCTCCTGTGTGAGTATGTTCCCAACCAATTTTTGTGTAATCTCAAACGTAAACCACCGCGTTTAGCAAGTTTTCCCTCTTGAGCAAACCGCCAAAAGTTAGCGGAAGCAAGTAGAATATCTAGTTCGCTTGGGCGGATAAATTGAGGTCCACCCTCCAACTGCTGTTGCAGCTTAATCTTGTTAAGCATACCGATGTCCACATTAATAGGCCAGCGAACTTTTTTCCAGCTTATGTTTAGGCACCACAAAGCAAACCCCGGTTCTTCACATAAAGCTTTTAAGTCGTCAAACATTTCCGTTTTGATGAATCCAATCGGCTCGCCCGTGATTCGCGCGATTTGAGGTAGGGTAAAACCAAAGCAGTAGGCGCGTAGATAGTAAATCCCTTTTGCAAAAAACTTCCTACGTTCGATTCGACCCCACTTCATACAAGCAAATTCGTAGGGACGGGGAGGAGGCACTTTGCCGAAGGCTTCTTTTAAGAATTTAGGGTACGTACGTGGTGCGTGATACGCGTCGGGTGACACAAACCAGTCCAGAATCATAGGTGTTCTACTAAGCCATTCACGGATCAAGTCTCGCCGCTCGACATTAGATTGTAATCGAGGTGCCCACGTAAACTTGTTGCCCCGGTACTTCTGTGCGAACTCTAAGATTTCCCGGTCTGCTTTAGGGTACAGCGTGATTTGCTCCAACTCGCTCTCACATCGGACTGCCATCCAGACGACTGGGTGTGTGTAGGGGTCTCGATTAGGGGGAATGGTGTTGGTGCTCGTGCGCCACTGCCACTTCCCTAGCTCTTTGTCATTGGGATGTTTTCTCGGCAAAAGGGATCACCTTTACTTTTGGTTTTAAGTCTTTTACATCGCGTAATCGGATACCCAACCACGGGCGGTAGGTTACTTTAGAACCCTTCTTAGTGGGCTTACCCTGACGAAACCCACGTTCCCGCATCAACATCGCAAAGTATCGCGGCTTCATGGGTGTCTCATGGTTCTCCTCGCACCAATCGAGAAAAGCATTGTAGAGCATCTTAGGGTTAATCTCTGCTTCCTTCTCTTTCAGGCACACATCGTCGAAAAACGGTTTAAGTTGGTCGAGTTGTTCCCGGTATTCCTGTGTGGCCTCGACTACTTCCTTGGGTGCGTTGAGTCCGTTACGCTGCCAATCCAAACAACCAGCGACCAAGCGATTCAAAATACCCGGTAACTCCGCAAGAAGTTTATTCGCGAGTTGTTTGTCCTGCTTTGATTCTGGGATGCTTACTTCAAACGGCACCAAAAGCACCCGTCGCCAGATACCTTCGTCGTTACCCTTGATAATCGGCTTATGATTCGCGGCTAACCACAACTTATGGGTAGGAAGAAACTCGAAAAAATCCTTTTTCATGTACCGGGCCTTAATTACGTCACCCCCGGTCATTTGTTTAATCGAGGCTTCAGCTAACCCACGTCCCCGGTCAATCTCTGAACTCACTACAAATCTAGCCCCAAGTAAATCCGCCACTTCTGTTGGGTGGCGACCACTCTTGGAGGAGAGAAGAAGTTCAGGGGCAGCTTGTTTTGAGTAAGCTCCCATAAGATGCTGAAGGGTATTCAAGAATGTTGATTTACCGTTCGCACCTGTACCGTATAGGAAGATTAGTTTCTGTTCGCTTACAAGACCTGTAAGAGAATACCCAATATAGCGATACAAAAAAGCAATAAGATCCACTCGTCCATCTAAAATCTCGTATAAGAAGTTATCCCACGTTGGGCATTCCGCATTAGTATCGTACTCTACGGGGCACATTTTAGTAATAAGATGATTACGCGCGTGAGGCAGTAACTGACCCGTCTTCAAGTCTACTGTCCCATTAGACACGTTTAGTTTCCAAGGATCCTTGTCCAGTTGACCCACAGTTACTGAAACCCCGTCTTCGTAGGCAGCTAGATTTACCATAGAATGAAGCGCCTTTGACGATTCGGAAGACACAGCGTGCTTGAACAGCCGATTTGCGCGGTCTGTATCACTCTCTGCTGTCGCTTCTGCAAAAATCGTCGCCACAGCTTGTTCCGCAAGACGCATCACCCGACCTGTCTCGTCAGTCTCCCAACGCTTGCCGGTATAATATAACCATTTCTTCCAGCTAGAAACAAATCTTAGGTTCTGACCAAAACCCTGTATGAGTCTCTTGGCGTTACCTAAGTCAGTTAGACCCGGCATCGCCCCACTGGAGGGCTGTTGCTGCGATGAACTTCCTCCACTGCTACTCGTGCCGCCACCCATCTTGCCGAACTTGTTCTGAAATGCCTTCCAACCTTTACGTCCCGTTCCGACGCAGTTTTTATGCTGACAACCTGCGAAGATTTCACCGGAGTTCGTCTGAACAATATACGCGGACGTGTCATTGTGAGACTCATCGAAGGGACATACGTCGAATACAAACTTACGGCCCTTGTCACCCCACTTCATCTCCACTGGTTTGTCGGCACCTTTGAAGTGCGCGTGTAACCACGTGTCTAATCGTGTCGCCCGTTCAGAGTTAAACCCACCAGATGCTTCTAAGGGCGCGCGTTTAGCGAACTCCTCAATCTTAGCCCGTGAAACCTTTCGGAAGTTTTCAGGAACGTTAAGTAAACGAGCCTTACGGTGTGGACGTTCTGCCGTATCACCACCTTTACGTGCGGCTGTACCATACAGTTTCCAAATCCGTGAGGGATTGAAGACCTTTTGGTCAATGGTCACCCCTTCTACATCAAAGAATAAACTCAATGCAGAGTAAAACCTACGGATGATCGTATGGTGTGGGGGTAGTTCCACGCGGTAGATAAGATGAGCACCGTTACCAGAGTCACCCACAATCGGACGAGGCCACCCTTCAGCATCCAAGCTTTCCAGAATAGTGCGGACAACCTTAAAGGCTAACCGTTTCTCGTCTTGACTGGCTGAAATGTGGGACGGTCGAACGGGGTCAACGTCAATGAGCAGGTACGTGTGTTCGATCACATCGTCGTCAGTGGTAGAAGCTAACCCGTTGGATAACTTATTCGGACTGCGGGAGAATAAGGCTGGGTTAATCTTATTGGGCGTGATGTAAACGCCATTCGCCCCGTTGTCTGATGAGGCTGCTGCGGCAGAAGCGAGCGCATCAAAGTCGTTAAAATACCCTGACTTGATGACGGGCTTGCTCCCGTACTTGGGGGGAGAGATGACGCGCAACTCAACGACCTGCCCTTTATCAAACAGGGCGTGCAGGGTCGCACTAATCTCGTCAATGTTAGCGGATAGGTGTGGGGCCATTGAGTAATCCTAAGCGAATAGATCGTCGTGATCAGCATCGTCGCCAAAGATACCCTGACTCGCGTGTTTAGGTCCAGTCAAAGGCACAACTTTTTTAGACCCATCGTGACTCTGCTTGCGTTGGTCAATAAATGTATTTAGATCGTCAGCCGTAATCCGCCACTGGTGGCCCACCTTCAATGCAGGGATTTCCTTAGACTTAACTAAAGCGCGAACGGTGTTCGTACATACCTTTAGTTTAGCTGCGATGTCCTTAATAGTGTAAAACTCGTCCTCTGTGTGACTCATCGGTCCTCCTTATTGGATTTTGGGCACGCTTGGTTGTGGCCCTTCTGCTACTTTAGGGCGCTCAAAAATGTGTGTCAATAGCACCAATGCAGGTTATATTATAAAGTTTGGTCACATTAAATACCAACGAGTGCTTAAGGTAGTTTCGAGACTTAACATGCTCTTGACTGCTTGTAACCTGTTGTAACCTAGTTTGTAACCTATAAGGTATGCCGATTGAACCTACGTTATGCGAGAGTCGGAGGGTAAAAAGTTACAGGTTACAGAAATTTCCGCATACAGCTATATAGGGAATAGTAGTAGTAAGTATAATTATATATGTAAGTATATAAAAAAGTATGTAGTTAGTGATCTCTTATATAGCGCAACTAGAAAAGTTTGTAACTTGTAACCTTTTTTAGAATAATAACGAAACTAACTACATTATCGAAGGTTACAAAGAGGTTACAGAGTGTCAACGAAATGTAAAGTTGTAACCTTTTAAGTTAACCGGACTGGCTAAACGCTGTGCGTGTCTGAATCGACGCATCGACGGAGGGCTGACGGGAAAACAATACTCTGTCAAGTGTAGTCAATATTTAAGATAACCATTCATAAATCAAAAAATGGCTGTGCGTTTTTTTACCTCCCCCCGGTATATCAGGACCGGGGTGGTCAAAAACGGGGATGCCCACGGTTACATTTATCTGCGAACCCTCCCGCTGTTGGAAGCGCCATGATAAGGTAATTTTAACGCCAGCTTTTCTGCGCGCTACGGGAAAGCTACCTTTTTCTGGGGAGAGAAAGACCCTCGCCTCTCTGGTAACCTTATCGGAAAGCTAACTTAACCGAACCACTGCCAACCTTGGGTAAGATGGTAAGGTTATCCTACATGGTAAGGTTATCTACTAACTCTCTACACGATAACCTCAAGCCCCCTCAATCCCATCCTCTCCTCAATCCCGTTCGAGGAAATCCGCGAGCGAAGCGAGCGGCCGCGATTTTGGATTTTGGGCCGATGATGATAGTGGGCGGGTGTGGGTTGTTCCGTCGCGATTTGTCGAGGGCCGAACGTAAAAAAGCCCGCCAACGTGTGAAGCTGGCGGGCTAGGGTTTGGTTTTATTTGGTATGAAGTGGGGTCGTTACGGGGTCCCGATGTACAGGGCGTATAGAATGGCACCCCATAGCATCAAGGCCACAATTGACCCGACGGTTTCGCGGCGGTCGTCTGCGGTTTTCATGCGGCCACCTTCCCGAATTCCGTAACCATTTCACCCGCTCGTCGGGCGATATGGTCGGCGACACTGTCGCCCGAATAGGCCAGCACGGGCACCTTATCATGTGCGCGGGTTACCACGTTAATGATGTCCGCCATGGTTGGTTCGATGATGGTTCTCTGGCCCGTCTCCGCTGCTGTCTCTGTTACGCCTAGCATTAACGCTTCAACCAGTGCGTCTCGCTGGATGTCACCGGGTAGCCCGTCCATCAGGCTGTATGGCTTCATCGCTGCCTTGGGGCGCTGTGCCGTTAGTACGTCCGTGACGATTTCTTCCATGTCATCCGTCCCGAATAGGTCGGCAACGGTGGTTTGCTTCATCCATCCGTATCGCGTCCGGAATTCCTGCTCAAACGCGAACGCCTTTTTCATGGCGGTGATTATCTCGTGATTGATTTTGAGGCTCGTATTGTGGGCGCGTCCGCTGTGGCGGCGTTTCATTAGGTTAAGCGCTCCTCTGTCGAGGATTAAGAGATTCAGGCAGAGATTACGAAGATAGGCCGCGTCTATAGTGTGGGACGTTGACCCATTGTCACCCGTTCGGAATTTGGTACCGACTTTGAACACGTCGCCAGCGGCGAGGTTTTCAATGTGTGGAGGCATGGCCCAAAACTCACCCGTTACGCGGG